TTGTGCAGCCAAAGCAGAGTTCAATGCGCCAATAGCATCTGGTGACATTGACTTGTTAGCTACAAGAGCCTCAAGTTGTGCAGTTGCATCTGGAGCTGGTGCTTGACCGGGAACTGATGAAGCGTTGGTCAACGCCTTACCAAGAACCTCTGTGTATTCATCCATGCGTGACGCTGCTGATTTAGCAGAGTCCACATCAGAAAACAGGTCATTTGCGCGTGGCATCTGGGCCATGTGTTTCCTTTCGGTTTATTCGCTCTTGTTGGCTTCTGCGATTAGATCGTTAGCAATTTCGCGGTAGCCCTTAGCGAGTACGGAATCTGTTGCTGAAGCGGCTTTTGCAGAATACTGCGCAGCCTTAACAAGCAGATCATTTGTTGGGGTTTTACCTGCCGCAATAGCAGCGCGCTTTGGAGCGCCACCCATTGCAAGAGATTTAGCCTGTGCTAGTTCGGTTTCAAGCGATGCTGCCTTGCTCTCGGCTGCCTCAATTGCAGACTTAGCAAGCTCAACTTCTGCTTTCACAGATTCCGTAGCCATAGACACGGCCTTTTCAATGATGGCGTTTACAACATCATCACTAAGCAGGGATTTTTCCTCGGCTAGAACCTCTGGCTCTGCTTCGGAAACTTCTTCAGTTGCAACTTCGGCAACTTCTTCAGCCTTTTCTTCGGCTGGTGCGTCTGCCTCAGCAGACTTTACTGAACCATCGGTGTTAAGAGTATCAACGGTGCTGACATTTGCCATCGTTGGGATTCCTCCCGGTGCGGTGACATCAACAACCTGTGATGCGCCATGAGATTCGGTTGGCTTGTGGCAACCGCACTCTAGGCACTTGTCAATGGTTTCTGACTTTTCAGCGTCCATGTGATGACTCTTGCACATCTTGTCATCGCATCCGCCATCAGACTTGCAGGACTTACAGCCAGCACAATCGCATCCGGCGGTTGTGTCAGGCTCTTTTACCGTGTCAGCCGCAGCAGACAACTCGATTGATTCTGGCATTGTTTCTCCCTCTTGTTGTTCTCCCTCGTACCAAGCCATAAGGTGATTAGCCACCTCGACCAGTTGTCCGAGAGAATAGGTTTCATCTTCTCCATCGCCCATTTCGCCAGCCTCAACCTGAATAAGTTGAGCAATAGCTCGGCGGGCAACTTCAAAGGCATCTTGGTCGAACTTCACGCTATCTGGGGTAATTCCCTTGAGCGCCTTGCCGACATTCCATTCCTCAGGCAAAACATCAAGCGCGTGTAGTGCGCGAGCGCGACGGATGATGTGCTTCTTAACTGCGGCAGGATTCTTGGCACGACCAAAGGCTTGAATAGCGTTCTTAAGGTCGCTGACATTTGCGATTGGGTATGAGCCATCTGGCATCGCTGCACCGCGAGCTGCAAGGGCTTGGCGTTCCTTATCGGAAACATCGCGCTTGACAATGCTTGCTGACTTTCCTCGAATAGCGCTTGCTGCTGAACGAGCCTCGCTTGCTGCTTCCGCAAAAGCAGGGTGTTCATCTAGCACATTTGCCGCGTTGCTAAAAGAACGAGCAGCAGCTCTAGTGTTTCCGGAAGCAATATGATCTCTGGCATCATCTAAATGTCCATAAGCATCTTCTCGTACTTGAGCGGCATCTAATCTATCGCCCACATCACCGCTTGACAATGCGTTGGCATAACCGCTTTCAATTTTAGAAGTTACGCTTGAAGCATCTGCTTTTCCATCTCCGCTACCGCCACCATCGCCAGACGAGAAACGACCTCGCTCATCGTGGTTTTCGTTGTATTTGAAAACTTCGCTTGGAAGTGGTGCTGAGTATTCGTGCAACTCTTCAACCTGAACGAGTGTGGACTCGCCATCTACGCTCTTAGCCATGATGAGCTTGGCAGATGGGTTAGCAGGGCGATCTACGAGTGAAACCTCGATGATCTGACCGTCAATGATGCGACCATTAGCAGCCTTCTGATCGCGTACAACGCGAGGGGCTTTGATGCCTATTGAGAAGCCTTTAAGAACGCCCGCTTCGACCTTCTTAACGCTATCACGATCAACAACATGAGCGCGGATATAATGACCATCTTCCTTAGCTTCATATTCTTTGGCTACTCCTGCCGCGATTGATGAGTGCATTTCGCGGATGTTTCCGCCGGACTTGAACCATTGAGGCATAGCGGTTGAGAGCCATGCGGCATCGCAGATTTGATTGTCAAGGTCTAGGGTTTCATCCGTTGCCTTGCCGTAAACCATAAGTGAGCCGTCATCTTGCTTTTCAGCCTTGATGATTGCTGCATACGAGGTTGCGAAATCGTTGTTCATTAGTTACCTGCTGCCCATAGGAAAGAAACTGAAGTTGAAGAACCTGAGGCGATTACAGAAATGACTGTTCCTGATGTGAACTCAAGTGACTGAGTTGTGTTTGCAGGGATTGGCAAGCCTTGTGTTGCTCCGCTTGCGGTAACTGTTCCATCGCCAATATAGATAACTTTTGATGAGTCGTTGTTGCGAACTGTGACGAGCGCACGGCGTACACCAGTTGGAACCACAAACAGAGTTTGCGCGGTTGTTCCTACGGTTACTGTGCCGTGTTGAAGTGGTGCGGCCATTTATTCTCCTAGGGTTGATGTATCTATATAAGGTGCAAGACTGCACATACAGTTTGGGTGAGCTGGTGGCTCGGTATCCCCTGTGGGGAATGTTTCGTCAATGCCGATAGGTGAGGCATTTGCGTTCTCTTGGCAATCCTCGCAACCTTCTGCGACTAGCCATTCAACCTGCTCAACACCTGAATCTTGATAGAGGTTACGAGAGGCAACAGATACGGCGCGTGACATCTCGGTCTGCGCGATTGTGAGCGCCTGTTGTGGGTCATTGATGACCTGATCTACCAAAATAGAAACCTTGCTTGGCGTGATGCCTTGTGCGAGCGCATCGCCAAGAACTGTGCCGATACGATCAATCTTGGTCTGGGCTATGCCGTCAATGACGATTCCTCGGCGATCTAGCAAACCTTGAAGCGCGTTCTTTGGCTTAATAAGAGCAGCAGCAGCTTGGTTGCCCGGTGTCCAAGTGTTCCAGTCCACCACGCCCACGCTAGGAGCCTTCTGTACGCCTTTAAGGGCTTCTTGAGCAGCAGTTGTACCTAATACCCAACCATCGGCATAAAGAGGCTTGAGAGCATCAAGCAAAGCCTTTTTATCCGGGGTAATGCTTGATCTTGCCCAATCTCGCGCCTGTCGAGTTGTTGTAGATTGCGAACCAATGTGTGCGTGAAACCAACGCTCCACGATATCATCGGCGTTAAACGCTTTCTGAAATCCCTTGCGGATTTGATCTGCATGACGAGAGGCTAAACGAACTGCCGCGCCATGAGAAGGCCAATGCATTACAACCCCAAATAGCGTTCGGCGTACCAGCGAGCGCCGTCAATGTCTTTCGCCTCAATAAACTTGTTGAGAGTTTCGGCGTAAGCATGATCTAGGTGTTCAAAGTTAAATGGGCGGGTTGGTGTTCCGCGATTTGCCCAACGGATGAACTTCTTAACCTCGGTGCGCTCAGGTGTGTCTGGTGTTTCTTCCTTTGGCGCTTCTGTGGCAGATGGCTCGTTGTCTTGGATGCCGTTCTCGTCAAGAGAGGTTCCAGCAGCAACGATTCCATCTGGGGTAAAGAGATAAACCGATTGACCTGCTACAAGGATAGGCATATCTGCTTCTGGTGTATCAAGAAGTGGCAAGCCGTTCTCAGCGCGGTGTTCATTGATAGTCAAGCCACCATTGCGAACCTCGGTATCATCGCGGTCTGCTTGCTCCTTGGTGTCATTGCGGGTTGAAGCCATGAACTTGAATTCAAGCTCGCGTGGCATACCTAGGAATGAGTAGGAAAGGTTTGTGAGAACCTTGGCAAGCCATTGTTGTAGTGGCTCAAGTCCAAGTTGTTGCGCTGCCTCAGCCTCACCCTTTTGGTGACCGCTTGCGCCAATGCCACCCTTAGATGAGAAACCGATTTCGGTAGGCAATACGCCAAAGTGACCGCAGATAGAGGTGACGAGGTATTCATCAAAGACATCTGAGAACTTCTCGCCGTATCCTTCAAGCTGAACTGCCTTGATACCTGCTGGTAGTAGGCGAGCGCGCTTGCGTTGTTCTGTCTGTCCTGCAAGGTCATCATTAAAGATGTTCTCATAAGCGCGAAGCAACTCTGGGTTGTTACCAAAGGTCGCATCTGTTTCAAATAGCATCTCTGGCACAACGCCATCGGTGTATTCAGCGCGAATCCATTGCTGACGGCGAAGGTAAATGTCGGCGATCATCAAAGAACGCTCAACAGGTGAGTAACCGTACACAGTCCATGTTCGGCGGTTCATAATGTTGTAAACGAGCTGATCTGATGTGAACTCGCCATCGGCATCAGGTGAA